CTTTTTGAATTCGCCATCGCTTACACCTTCTTCTACGTTAATCTTTAAAACATCTGTATCTTTAAATACTGTACTGCCTTCTGGTATCATGTTTGGATTTGATTTCCATTTCTCAAGAGCTTCACTTCCGATAGCACCCATATATGGTGGTGGAGTGCCTGCCATAACTAAACTGTCAAAAACACGTGGATCTGTTGCTAACAATGAAATTGAGGCAACTTTAAGGCCGCTTGCATATAATTGGCGGGAAAGCTTCAAAAGCTGACACAGCTCATCGTCCACAACTACGCCTGTAGCGAGACCAAGTATGTTGGTTTGAATTGCACCTGACGTTGCTACCTTACAAATGTCAGAATTGTTTACAACAACACTTGGAGCATTTGCGGTAGGTACCGATTTATCCGTCACTACCGTTGAAGACACAGTGTTTGTATCCGCACCGTAAATTTTTTGTGAAAACAATAATATAGAAACGATTAATAAAATTCTTAACATTTCCATCTCTTCCTTGCTTGTCTTAATCTTGATTTAGGATTTGCTGCTGCTTTTGGAAACTGTTTCATTTGTCCTGCACTTCTTGCACAATATGATTTTCTACGTTTTGCAGCTTTAGATCCTTTTTTAACTTTGCCTGTTACGGCTGTTTTTAATTTAGAACCAGGGTTCATAGCTCTATATTTCTTGACCCCCGCTCTAGTCATTCCCGCCCCCTTTTCAGTAGGGCGGAAATTTTTTTTATTTTTCTTTGGTTGGTTATCAGCCATCCTAATAGATTTTTTGGAACTCTGCGATAACAGTGTATGTATTGCCTGAATCTACTGTGGAAGGAATTACCAAATTTACATCATTTTGATTTGTATTAGAACTTGTGTTTGCTGGTATTCCACCAAACTCTCTAAAGTCCCAATATCCTGAATCAACGAGTGTAACTATAGGTATATCTCCATCATCATCTTCATAGTCAAGGCGAGCAAATGAATCCCCGCCATCTCCGTTTGCACAACTCCACCACACTTGTTGTAGTGAAATTCTTGCAACATCTTGACCTAAAGTGTTTGCAGCTAATGCCGACACATCACCGAAAACAGTAGTCCCTCCATTACCATCAGACTCAACAACAAGTTTTATAGTAACTCTGTTGTCGTTCTGTTGCATGATTGTTGGTCCTGTAACTGTATCAGCCATTGTATACTCCTATTATGCGTCAGCGAAAGGTGTTACTAAAGTTCCTGAACCTAATAACTGTGCTTCCACATGATATTTGTTATCAGCCATTGCAGTGCATTTAATTACACTACCTACTAGGCCGCCTTTTGTTGATCCGTTTAACGTCATAACATCGTTTGATGCTGCTGAGATAAAAGTTTTACCTCCTGCTGAATCATCAATACCTACGTAAGCGCCACCAACAAATTTATCTGTGCCATCCGTTAATACATCCATATCAGTAGCTGCTGTTTCTACAACAAAAGTAAAAGTAGCTCCTAAATTATTTGTATTGTTTATATCATTACCTGGACCTGTGCCATTAGCATCAGCCGTAGCTATGATAGTTGGTAAAGTAAATTTGCCGTCTGCATCATTACAAGTTAAAATTCGACCCGCGTGGTCTGCAACTGTTAGAGTAGTATCAGCAGTTAAGCTTACTACGTTTCCAACACCCGCTCCTATGAAACCATTAATTGATTTTACTGGTCCCTGAAAAGTTGTTTGTGCCATGTTAACCTCCTTGGTGTATAGCCCTTCGTCATGTAGTCTCTATACTGTCTGCCTAGCCAGTCTACATGTCTAAATTAATACTAGGAAGGAGATTATAAAATAAAAAAGGCGCTCTTACAAGCGCCTTCTTTTCCTGGGAGGATCCAGTAAATTTTATGAACCTTGAGATCCGTATACACATCTAGGATCTGAAAAACCAAAGCTGTATCTCTCTCTAGCTTTGTATCTCATGTTTCCTGTATCAAAATCGCCTTCCATGCCAGTAGCAAGGGCAGCTCTTGTGAAGTGTTTGAATCCATTAGGAGCATCAGTTTTAATGAAGTATGCATCTGTATCAGACAGATAATGGTTAATTGTATAACCATCTGGTAGCATACCCATGTTTCTGAGTGCGTTGATGTCATTGTCAGCAGTACCAACTCTTTGAGTAGAATTTAAAATTCTATCAGCTACAAATTGAATGTTTACTGGGATGATTAATTTTCTTCCCTGCATTGCAACTTTTAGCCCTCTTTCGTCGATAAAGCCTGCAATATCGATCATTGCTTGCTCTAATGAGGTTTCGTTCAAGTCAGCATCAGTTGAACTTCTGTTTGAGAAAGTTCCACCTAAAGCAGTTGGGTGAGCAGTGTTTACTAAAGAAACACCATCTCCGCCAGCAGTTGCAAATGCATTATTTAAAATGTTCGCAGCTTTTACTTGCTTTGTGTATGCCATTGAACGTGCCAATGATTTTGTGTAACGAGCCGATAAAGTATCGTACAAGTTGTCTTCGACAGCTTCCTCAGTCAAACTGAATGCTAATGCAACAGTTTCGTGAGTGTATCTAGCAGTAAAAGATTCTTGAGCTGTATCAAATTGTACAGCGGAACCTTCTTGCTTTACAGCAGCTTCGCCGAATCCAACTAACATTACTTCTTCTTCAAAAGCTCTGTCACTTGTTTCATTGTCAAATATTTCAGCATGCTCGTTTTCGTAACGAGAATACTCCATACCGAACAAGGCGTTTAGACCAGGTTCTAGCTCTTTCGCGAGTTGCGCTCTATTAATCGCCATAATCTACTCCTATACGCCTGCAGTACCAGTGCCACCATTCATGACAGAGTTGTTAATTTTTACAACTAGTTCACTATTGTTAGCAGTAGCGTCATTACTTGGCGTGTCATAAAATGAAATAAGTCTCACTTGATGAGTTGCAGTAGTAGCTAAGGTACTAGAATCTATTTCTACTCCAGAAATACCCGTAGTGGTACTTCCAGCGCCGAAAACGAGATTTGCGTTTTCGTTAAGGTTTGCGGCAACTGCATTAGCGCCAACTGAATCTTGCTGTGCAACATACAATTGATCTGGGTCGTCGCAAACGAAAGCTATCGCATCACCAGGTGATGTCGAAGCTGGGAAAAAATTTCGGAACGTCGGTTTTAAAGTGCTTGGATCTGTATAAAAACAGCCTAAAAAAACTCCAACAAACGCGTCACTGGCAGTAGCCACTTCAACTGTGCCGTCATTTTTATATTTAACGGGGTCGCCTGTGAATATCGCAGTACTTTGGTTGTCACCTATAGAGTATTTAGTTGTTCCAGTAGTTCCACCAGGAGCGGAACCCACTTTAGCAATTGGACGTAAACCGAAAGCGGCATCTATATTAGCCATATCAGTCTCCTATTACTTTTTTAGAGACATGAACCTTACTCATTAAGATTTTTTGCCTCCAAAAGTTACTCTGCTCTGCCTTTCCTGATGGATTGGCATCGCTGGATGCTCCTGTTTATGTAGATCATTTTCAACTGCTTTAGTATTCTGATCGGTTAAAGATCGGAAATATTCATCTCTGTCTTCTTTAACTTCTTCAGGACACCTCATCAGTAATAATCCGCCTATACCTATTGTACCTTTGTATTTGCCGTCAGCGATAGAAGGTAAATCCATTCTATCGGGATACTCATCTGCTTTTACAAATTCATACCCACTTCGTAGTCTACCAATGATATTTTTTTCATCAGCCATGCCACGATATTCAGCTCTTACCCACCGATGGTGAAAACCTTCTGGTGGTTCAGGTGCTTCTAAGTTGCTTGGAGGGACCCATCCCCTCTTACGAACATCCTTTTCACGGGTTTCTAATTTGCGCGAGGTTTTGTTTATCTTTTCAGTCATATTACGCCTCCTTCACGTGTTTTGCGTACTCTTCAAGTGGCACACCAAGTTTTTTTGCGATAGCTACCTGTGAGGGTGTGAGTTTCACAGTGCGGCGGCCTGTTGCCGTTGTTCGAGTAGCTGAAGCAACTCTTTGCTTCGGCTTACTTTGATCCTCAAATTTATGAGGAAACTCTTTTCGGATTCTCCGATCAATCTCAGTATAATACTCTTCTGAGCTTGCGTCAAACCCTTCGTTTAATAATTCGTCATGAAAAGACATTGCGGTGTACGTCATTGCCTTATCTGCTCCAAACCATTTGTTATCTTCAGCCCAATCTTGAGCTTTAGGATCAGGTCTAGCCTGTGGTTGAGCTTGTTGTTGATTGTTCCAAGGTTCTTCAACAGGTTGTTCTTTTTGAATTTCTTGTTGCTCTACTTTTCTTTTACGTAAACTCAATCTTTCCTTTTCAATAGCTAATTGAGCAATTCTTTGTTGAGCATCCATTTGCTTTTCAGCATCTCCTTCAGCAACAGCTTGAGTGTAGGCTGTTTTTAAAAGCTGTTCCGTTGATTGTAGGCTTTGCTCATCAGAAGCAACTCGTTCTTTA